CATACCCCAAGCATCATTAACATTTTCTGTTGGTATTCTAACCAGTTCGATCACGTTACTTCTAAATAAGACACAATTATATGTAGCTGATTTGCAGCTGATGCTTGTGCTTTTAACTCCTGTCCTGCTTGTATTACTAATGGTTGTGTAAGCAATTCTTTAGTTTGATTTGCAGCTAAAGATTCACTTTTAAATATACTAAAAATGTTAGAAGATTCAACTAAAGTTATGTCTATATTTGGTGTAGCACCTGTATCTTCAGATACTAATATAGATTTTATAATACAAGTAGATCCAGTAGGTACGTTAAGTAACACTACTAGACCTGTTGATGTTAAATCTGCTTTTACATTTTTGTATGTATTAGCCATTAGATAACTATTGTATCAGCTTCTTCTTCAGTTAATGGCTCTCCTGCAATTAACTTTGCTTTAGCACTAGCTTTTAAATCTATTTTAGCTTGTACTTTAGCATTTTCTTCTGCTTGTAATTCAGTAGCTTTTGTTTCAACTGCTGACATATCAATAGCTACTATTTGTTCATTAACGTCATAAGCTGTAACAGAACCATCTTCATTGTCATTAACTCTTATTACATTAGTATAAAGTTTGTAAATTGCTTCATGTTTCATTATGCTACTATCTCCTGTGCTATAAATGTTGATGTTGTTCTTGAATAGTAAATATCATTGGCGTTAGCGTCATCTCTAGGTCTATTTACATAAATTAAACTACCACCCTCTGTCGCAGATTGAATTTTATAAGTGATAGCCGAAGTAGTTTGTGGGTCGTCTATAAATGTGTGTGATGTTCCCTCAGCGTGATTAGACGCTGTATAAGATGTACCTTGAATTGTAAATGAGGCTCTTGCTCTGTTTCCCTCTGCATTTCCTATACCAACTTGTGAACCATTTCTTGTATATACAAAAGCTGAAGTATTACCTGCACTGTCTATTGCACCAAAAAATACAGAAAGTTTTATTTTATTACTTGTAGATGTAGGTGTAATACTTAAAGAAAAATCTCCTAAGTCTGTAAAACTAGAAGTAGATTGTGTAAAAGAACTATTTCTAATAAAGTATTTAGTTTGGATTACTCCACCAGAGCTTTCTGCCCATACTGGATTAGCACCTGTACCTTGTGTTTTTAAAAAGTAACCAGAAGTACCTGCACCTAGTCTTTGTAATCCACTTCCATCTCTGTAAAGTATATCACCTTGAGTTGTTATTGTCGTTCCAACATCAGTACCATCTGTTCCTTTAGCTGCTAATTTTGTCCAATAGGAAGCGTTGGACGTTGCGTTACCAGTTCCAGCTTGAATACAGATAAAACTTTCATTCCCATGAGTGACGATGTCATCAACTACATAAGCTGTGCCACCTGCGTATGCACCTCTGAATACTGGCTTGATTCTTCCTAAATTTATTGTTGCCATTATTTATTTTCTCCTTTGTTGTTAGACTGTCACTATCAGTTCACCATCTGAGTTCACTGAGAATGTAAGTCCTTTTTTACTAAAAAAGCTCTCATCATATAAGTCTGTCTGAGAACTATCGTTTGTAGCTACTGATATATTATCAGAGCCATTTGTTTTTGTAAGAATAAGATCCTCTTTCTGACTACCAGTACCATTAGTTTTTTTAAAACCATATAGGTCTGTATTACCTAATGATTCCTGTGTAGAAGTAGCAATCTCTGCTAATTCGATCTTACCACTGCTGATCATGTCAGCTAAGTCTCTTGCTCTTGTCATTTAGATTTCTCCTACGATTTTAAGATTTTAATTATTAAGATTTTGGATAGTCAGCTTTAACTTGTGCTATAGCGTCTTTCCAAGTAGTCGTACCATCAACCGCATCTTTATATTGCATATCAAGTTGTTCTTGAATTGTTGGATATGCCATTTGTCTAGGTACGATATGTGCATCTCTAGTTTCCATTAATGTTTGTCTAGCTTGAATATCTGCAACACTTATAGGCGTTGTTCCATTAAGCCATTCAATAGAATTAATATCTGTTCCATCAATAGAAAATTCTGCATTAGGATTTATGTCTTTAATTGCTCTACTTAAACTAACCATTATAATATTCCTCCATCTATTTCGATTGCCATTAATTGAGTGGCATTTTTAATATCTTGAACATTAGCGTCTGCTCTACCACTTCTTCCAAGAACAGCAGTATTTGAACCATTGGTACACATTTGTGCTTTATAAATTACAGCACTTGTGGTGTTGGGGTGGTCAAAGAATTTTAATCCTAAAGGTGTATGCCCAACATAACCATAAGAAGTATTAGCCTCTATTTCAGCATGAGAGTGATGGTATGAACCACTATCTGTACTTTCGTTTATATTAGCAAAAGAACCACCACCAATATTTCTTACAAATTTTAAAAATATTAAACCACCAGATAGATTTTCTGATGCAATATTAGCATTACATAATACTAAAATTCTGCTTGATGTTGAAGATGGTGTTATACTAACTGAAAGACCAGTTACATCTACATAACTGTTAAAACCAGATGAAGTAGTAAATGAAGTTGTTTTAGTAGTTACTTTCATTTGTTTTACTCCACCAGAACTAGCATTTTGAAATTCTAATGCATTTGCTCCACTATTTACAGCTAACACTTGATTTGCTGTTCCAAGTGAAGTTACTCCAGTACCACCTTTTGAAACTGGTACAGTTGGAAGTCTAGCGTCATTGATTGTTCCTGTTAAAGATGTTGACGCTATTCCATCTGTAACTGTTAATGTTTGACCAGAGGGAATAGTTATAGAAGAACCTGTGCTTCCCTCAATCTGATCAACTTTTATTTTACTAGCCATATTGATTTCTCCTTTTATATTATAGTTAGTGTACCTGAACCTGCGATAGTCCAAGTTATGTTGTTTGCTACAGTAATATCTCCTGCTAAAAATGAATTTTTTGTAGAAGATAGAGTTGTAGTTGTGTTTGAAGATATTGTGTTATAATTTGAAAACACATTACCTTGTGTTGTTATCTCCGATGCTTGTATCGTAGAAAATTCTAAAGCACTACCACCAGTATTTACTACTAGAGCCTGTCCTGCTGATCCAATTGAGCTTAAACCTGTACCACCTTTTGTAGTTGGAATAGTTGGTAAACGAGCTGTTCCTAATGTTCCAGCTGTAATGTTAGCTGCATTAATAGCTGCAACATTAAATGTTCCAAAAGTTACTAAGTCTAAAATATCACCAGAAGCTGCTCCAGAAGCTAGTACAACAGAGTTACCTGATGTTACTGTACAATCAGTACCATTGACAAGTTTAACACCATTAAGATAACAATCTATAAATGGTGAATCATAGCTAAGGCTATTTCCTGCTGAGTCATTTCCACTAAAGGTTGTTTGATTAGCAGTAGCTGTATATTGAAATCTAGCTGATGTTCCATTAACAGATGAACCTGCAGCTGCCCAACCAGATGCTTTGTAAACTTTTAATTCGTTAGTAGTAGTGTCGAAATATAGGTCACCAACATTTAACGAACTCGTAGGTGCTGATGATGCAACTCTATATACATCAGCAAAGTTTTGTACTGATTGTAAATTATTTGATACGTTTGTTACTGCAGCATTAGCTGATGCTAAAGCTGATAATCCTGATATTCCTGCAAGTGTTGCAATATTGTTTGTTGGAGTTATTTGTCCAGCAACTGTGTTAATATTTGTAGTATTTGCTCCAGCAGCAGATATGTTAGTTGCATTGGCAGCAACAGTCGATACTTCAGATGCTTTAGGAACTAATCTTACAAATGTGTAAGTGTTTAACGTAGTTGTAGTTTCAACTAATAATCCAAATCCTGATGCAAATGTAACTGCATTTCCACAACCATTTAAAGTAACTGTAGAGTTTCCAACTGTTCCATTAGCTATAGTAATTACTCCAGAGCTGTTAGAAGTTATACCAGTGGATAATGCTGTAATACTAACAATAGTACCTGTTCCATTATTTACATCTGGGTTAGCGTTTGGAAAGCTTGTTTCGTTTGCTATAGGTACAAATCCACCTACATCATCAACAAGATCTATAATTCTGTTTGATACAGCAGCAGTTGTTGCTACTTTAGTATCTGAGTTACTCCAAGCATCTCCTGATGCTATTGTTTCTGTAGAGTCTTGTCTAAAATATCTAGAGTCAGAAGCAGATGTAGTAAATACAGTAACATCATCAGGTGTACTACCTGCGTGTGATGAAGCATCTACTAATAATCCTGAAGCTAAGTTTGCTCCTGAAATTATACCAGTAGGTATTGAATTATTTGTTTTAGATAAAATACCAACATAAATAACTAAAGATTCATTTTGTAAAGATCCTGAATCCCAAGTTACGTTTACTGTTGTATTTGAAGAAAATGATGAACTAGCTATTGTTCCAACTATTGTTCCTGTTGAAGATCCAACAGCTTTAACCCTTCTACCTGCATGGTAAAATGCAGTTACGTTAGCTCCAGCAACTGTAAATGCTGTTCCACTTACATATGCAAAAGTATGTGATCCATCACCATCACCATAAATAACCCATTGAGAGTCATTATAAAATTCTCTTATATCAGCTGTTATAGCTCTAAAGGCATTGTTAATATTTGAAGGTAACATACCTTCTTGAATATCAACACCTCCTACTGAAGTATTATTACTTGCTGTACTACTATAATCTTTTATTCCTGCCATTTATTCTCCTATGCCATAAACCAAGCAAATGCTTTGTCATTTTCTGTATTATTTTTATTAATTAGTTCGTTCACACTTTGTTCTAATTGTCTTTGAAAGAACTCTTGTGATTCAAATGAATATCTTACATTGTCTATATCGTTATTATCACTCATCTTATTCCTGCCTTACTTAATACAAAATCTACTCCTTGTGCATGAGTAAATGTTGTTTTTGATGGTATCTTAACATTAGCTCTAATGTATCTACCAGACTTTCTTACTGGATTCATACCACTACTATTTTGTGTTACTGATGTGGATTCTGTTTCATTATCAGCAACTCTTTCTCTAGTTTTAACTGTTAATGTAGATATAGAATCTACTATTGGTCTTACTCCTGTTATGTTAGCTCTTAGTCCAGCAAAAGGTTCTAACTCTGCTGTTTCTACTTCACACTCATTAGAGTTTCCAGAAAATATAGCTGCTTTAAAATTTTCATCTATAGCTCCTAAGAATAATTGACCACCATTCCAAAAGTCTGTATCAAGAGCTGCATTAATATTTTCTAAGTTTTGAGATATAATATCCATAAGCTCTACTGTAAAAGCTCCAACAAATTGTGGGAATATTACACTTGTATTAGCTTCTGCTAATGACCATTTTTTAGTTGCATAATTGTATATAATAATTCTATCACATAAACCTGTTTGATTAGGTGATGTATTAATACTTGGATATGCCCATAATGCTAACTGATTAAATGGGTCAACAGCTGCTTTAATTCTATCTGTATATGCTTTGTTAAGATCAAGATCAAAAAATCTATTTACTTTTTCTACACCAATAGGTGTTATAGTATCTCCTGATAATTGATAAAATCCATCATCAGAATAAAAAAATACATTCCTATTATCTTGACATACTGTTTGTCCATATACAGCTCCTCTGTTTGGAGATATAACTGATAGTCTAAATACTACAGATCCACCAACAAAGTCCATACGTATAATTTGATTTTGTCTAAATACATATCCTATCTCACCAGATGTAATATGTACTATTCTACCACCTGATCCAGGTAAGTCTTGGAAGTCAGCTTGTTTACCTTGCCATGTTGCAAGATCATTTATACCTGACCATTGTATTCTATTTGTATTTGTAGGTTGATTACCTGTAACAAAAAAATCTCGAATAACTCCTGATACTCTAAATGTAGGTAAAGAACCTGCAGTTACTATTGTACTAAGATTAGCAAAGTTTGTAGATGTGCCCATTAAATAATATTGTGGTGCGTCTACTCCATTACTTGCAATTACATAATTACCAAATTGTGTAAATGTAACGTAGTCTGTATTTGTTCCATTCAATCCTGATTTTCTAGATGTAAATGTTCCTGTAGCTAACTGATATAAATTTGTATTTGTTGCTACAAAGTTAAAGATATTATTTGAGTTATCTCTAAATGAACCTGCACCTTTAGCATTAGCACCAACATTATTTGATGTATAATTTACTAAAGATGGAAATCTTTTGTATGTATTTAATGTATGATATACGTTTGTAGCTACATTAGCACCTGGCTTTAAATGTTCAGGTTGATCAGGTAGCCATTCTCCAAAAGGTACTTGCATTATCTGTTCCTATAAAATGATAAATCTGTTTGTACATCTGTTCTTTGTTGAACAGGTGCTCCTCCATATGAATCTTGTTTGTCGTTCTGCTCACATCTTTCTAATGCAGTTGAATACATCTGTAACCATTGTGATAGTTGTGTTTGATCAATTCCACCAAGAAAGTTAGCTGCATGATATAATGAACCATACAAGTAAATTGCTGGATGTTTATTTAAGATGTAATTTGATGTATTAGAATCACTAAGCTCTGATATAGCTTTATAGTATGATAACTTCCCAGTATAAGAAGTATCAGGAGCAGGACCGAATCTGAATTTTTCCACTTCATTGTCTGCCTCGATTGTATATGTTCTTGGTCTACCAGTTCTTGATCCACCTTTTATCTCAAACATATTATGTGGTGTGATATACTCTAATGGATATTTAACTGATGATTGTAGTACATAAAATGATCTTACAGCTAAAAAACCTGTAGGAGCATTTACTTGTTCAGCATTGATAGTAATATCATCTTGCTGTTCCATTTGTCTTATTCTTAATTTTGCATTGAAGTCAGCTTCAGTTAATTTAATAAAGTCATCTTGTATCTCTGTTGTAAGATCAGATCTATTTAAAAAATTAGCTATAGATGCTTTTAATTCTGTGTATGTTGATAATGCCATTATAAACTGCCTTCTGCTGTTCTGAAATATCTAAACTCATTAGAGTTTAATTTCATTCTCATTATTTTTCTTTGAATTTCTTTTGGTAAAGCAAACCAGTTGTTGCTTCCATTATATTCTTTTGCCCAGATCTGTAGTACTAATGGTGGTACACTAGCTACTCGTTTCATTCCTTTTTCAGAAGAAACCCATCCTTTGTCATGATTGTATAACTCTTTATTTCTTTTCAACAAAGGATTTACATCCTGTTGATTGTTAATAGTAAGTTTACCATCTGACTCTTGGATATACTTAGTCTTTATTCCACCATCGTATTCTACAGATCGAACTTTTCCCATTACTCTG